CACGAGCAGACGTTACCTGCTCCGATGTCAGTTCTTCCGCAAGTTTACCGGCCCGACGTGCTCCGTGGTCGATCAACTGCTGAACATTGATGACCGTTGTGCCGACTGTGTTTGAATAAGCCACTTACCACTCCACTCTTTGTGGTAAACTACCGCTTCCAGTGCTGAACAAAGGAAGCCCCGTGTTGCCAAGCCAGTCCGAACTACAATCAATGCTTGAGTATGATCCGGCCACTGGGATTGTAACTTGGAAAGAAGGCAGGTCCAACATACTTAAAGGATCCGTGGCTGGATGCCTGCACCCTTCAGGGTACAAGGTCATGGGATTTAACAATCAAACTCACCGGCTTCAAAGAATCATATGGGTTTATATGTTTGGGTACATCCCAGAAGGGTTCTATATTGACCACATAAACGGAAACAAAATTGACAACAGGCTTGAGAATTTACGACTTGCGACAAACAATCAAAACCAACAAAACAGACCGGCACCAAAAAACAGTTCGTCAGGATATCGAGGGGTCACTTGGCACAAACAAATGAACAAATGGATGTCAAGGATTTGCCACAACAGAAAAAGAACAACAATTGGTTTTTTTGATTCCGCACAAGAGGCTTACGATGCTTATAGGGAACAAGCAAACCAATTATTTACTCACCATGACCGTCTACCATGACGGGCAATTCCATCGTTTCATCGAGGCTCGTGACCGACTTCCCTTCTCACTCTTTTCTGCAACCGGACCCATCCGAGCACAGAACGAATCACGCCTTGCTCCCCCTTGGGGTTGCGGTGCCTTGAGATTGGATCCGGTCTCGCTATTGTACTTTGCTCTGCCCTTTGCCGTAAGTCCCGCACCTTGATCTGCAGGCAATTTCTCGCCCCGACCAATGGCTAAAGATGGAGTTTTTTTACCCATCATTTACCAACAAGACTTTGAAATTTTGCCGCCCGTTTTCACTTTGGCTGTCTTTGCAGACTCTCTGAAAGCCTCTGCGGTCGGTGCGCCCGGTGATCCGGGTTTGCGCATCTTCTCGCCACTGCCCTCGGCTATCCTCTGACGTTTGGCTGCAATATTTGCGTACAAACCACCTTCTTTCATTTTCTTTTTCAAGAACAATTTATCAACCATTTCCAACCTTTCTGGTTTAGTTGTCTCTTTGTTAATAATGCTCAAACGCTCAGATTTGCTTTTGCCAGCGTCGTAAAAGCCTTCTTTTTTCAAAGACTTAACCACTCCGCCGTCATTCATTTTTTTGTCGGCCGCCGCAAACTCCTTCCCAACCGACGTAGGAATGCCAACCTTCTTTGCAAATTTTGGGCTATGCGCTACGGCCTGCATCAGACGTTTCTGCGCTGGGGATTTAGATGGCATTTTGATTTGGCCAAGTAATGTTGAATGGATCAGCCTGAGTTGTGATGTCCCGCAACGCTTGTCGGTAGGTTGCCCATGCGGCCTTGTCAACCGGAGAGTCTGCTACCTGCGTCCAGTCGGTGTCTTTGAGCATTTGATTGCGTTGATTGCGAACTACCTGCCACTGTGTTACTACGCGCTGGTTAAGTTCCTCTTGGGTAAGTGGCTCAACGTCAACCAAGCAGCACATCCCATCATACAGGTGAGGTGCCGCAGACACTAACTTCTCTGTTGCGTGGTCGTAGGGTTTCCACACCGTGATGACGTAATAGCCCTCGGACTTGATCCAATCCACAGACGGCCCACGCTCACCGAAACTTGTGTTGGGGAACCACTCAGTGTGGTCTTTGATGATGAGTTCTTGGTTAGCAATTTGCATGGTTACCTCGTTGGGAATGGTGCTGTTGGCGACGCCGTGATTGTACGGGCAACGCCTTTGGTAATTCGGAAGTCTTGGATGTAGCCGTTGAAAGAAGTACCGACAGAATACAAGCCCCTACTAGCCAAAGCCCAGAACGTATTTGTTTCGTACAACGCTCCGGTAAAGGTCCCGGTGCCATCAGAAGTACCGTTTAAATACACCGTAATCGCATTCGCATTTCTGACAAACGCCAAGTAATACCAGACCCCGGTGGTTAGGGTTGTTCCACAGACAACAGTAGTTGCGTAAGTAGATCCGTTTGAAGAAAGTTGAAATTGAACCCTTGAACTCGTCAAAACGCATCTAATCCCAGATTGTGCGGCATTCAAACTTTCTTTGGAAAACATCTCCTGATTGCCGGAGACAGAAGAAAAATTAAACCACCCCTCAATCGTCCAGTTCCCAGAACCAAACGTGTCCGCAGAGTTTACTGGAGCGTACAAATAGTCAGTGTTCGCCCCGTTAAACTTCATACTGCTAGGAGGCCACTTAGGGGTAATTGTGGTGCTGGCCTGCGTGGTCCCGCCAGTAATCAAATCGTTCTGCACGGCGGCGTCGTAGATTCCTGCGTTGGCCATGTTGAGCAGGAGACTGGTGTTTGTGATTGCCGTTACTGGTGCGGTGGGCGGAGTGAAGTTGGCTGTGTAGACCGCTGTGCCGTTTACCAATCTAGCGTTAGAAATGTACCCGTTAAAATAACCACCAGCAGCTACAAATCCAGCCGATAAAGCCCCTTGCGTGGTGTAATCTTGATTTGTTGTTTGGGTAGAAAGACTAGCACCGTTTACATATATAGTGATTGTGCCCGAGCTTCTAACTACAGCAACATGAACCCATGAATTTAATGGAAAACTTGATGTAACAGTAAGCGGGTTTCCAGCAGAGTTGTACCAAACTAATGTACTATTAGGAGACGAGGTTTGAAAGCCCAAAAACCATCTATTTAAATATCCTGTGCTAAAGTTGTTATAGGTTGTCAAAACAGTTGAATTAGACGCTTGCAACCCATTAGCATATACCCAACACTCAATGGTAAAATTATTGCCAGATGACCCTAGTGTAAATGCTGCGTTGCTCGCCGCACTTACATAATCCGTACTACCATTAAAGTACCCGCTCCCACCATACAGCGCAGTTGTGTACGAGGCCGTTGGGGAGAACGGCTGGAATGATTGGACGGTTGGGGAGCCGTTGACTGTGATTGTCTTTTCGGTAACTTGCGTGTTGGTGTCAAGAAACCGATTGGACTGGCAGGTAAGAATTTTGGTGTTTGGTATTGCAGTGAGTGGAGACGTAGGAGGAGTAAAGTTTGCGGTATATACAGCCGTACCCTTTACGATCCTGACGTTAGAAATGTACCCGTTGAAATATCCGCCACCTGCTACAAACCCAGCCGACAATGCACCTTGAGTCGTGTAATCTTGATTGGTTGTTTGCGTTGCAGCGCTTGTTCCGTTTACATATATAGTAATAGTGGAGCCGTTTCTAACTACAGCAACGTGAGTCCACAAATTTATTGGGAAGCTAGTTGTAATAGTAATGCCGATTCCAGCGGAATTCCCCCAAATTAATGTGCTATTAGAAGCTGATAATGAAAACATCAAATTCCATCTGTTTAAATAGTCGGTGTTTTCATTCGCGTAGGTTGTTAAAAGAATTGCCTTGGCGGACTGCAGTCCATTGGCATACACCCAGCACTCAATAGTAAAATTGTTTCCAGATCCACCCAGTGTAAAATCCGCGCTGCTTGGCGATGTTATATACGCATTACTACCATTAAAATAATTACTCCACTGCCCATTCGGCCAATACGGAGTGATTGAACCCTGCGTCGGTGTGCCGTTGCGGGTGATGGTGAAATTGTTCGTAGAAGAATCTAAGAAAGTATTGTTCTGCTGACCATCCGTGCTGGTTGTGTTTAGTAACAGCGGGACGTAGGCAAAAGATGGGTCGGTTGCACCGCCAGCACTAGGGTTGCGGAAGAAAGATTTGCTAGTGGACAGCATCAGAAATTTGCCCCGGATTGGACGCCGTACCAGTTTGTGCCATCCGAAATGAATGCGTAAATGTCAACCTTTGTATTCGTCAAGGTGGCCGTTGGAGTCGTGCCGCCCGGATACTTCAAGGTCCCAGATGGCGATGTAAAGGTCAGGCTAGTTGGGGTTGAGGCGTACACTACTTGAACCGTCAGTGACTTACCCGCAGCGGGGGAAGGCAACGTAATTGCATTCGCCCCGACCATCGTCGTAATTGTCTGGAAGGTTCCGTTCGTCAACGACAATGTGATTGCATTACTGGTCACCGTGGCCGTGAAGTTGGTCTCGGTGTAGTTTGTGATTGTTGGATTGGTCAGAGTTTTGTTGGTAAACGTCTCCGTCCCAGCTAAAGTTGCAAGTGTTCCCGTTGTA